CGCGTAGGGGAGTTCCTCAGACCAGTCCCCCTCGCGGTGAATGATCACAACGTCCCTTAGCACGGCCACAACCCCGGGCACCCATCGGCTACAACGCCTTCCACCATGTCCGCTGCTTCTTGTGTAATGCTCCCATCTCCTTCGCCTTCTGCCTCACGCCGGGAGCTTGGGTGTCGTCACCTGCGATCACCTTTCGAGCCTTCGGAACCCAAAGATCCACCAGTTCGGAGAACTTCTCGTATGGCATGGCCGCGTCGATGTACACCATGTCCGCTTCTAGTGGAAGTTCGGCGGCCTGCCAGAAGTCCATGTGAATTCCGGTGATGTTCGGGAAAACGATGGTGTTGCGCAGGAACTCGGCGTACTGGTCCTGGGCGGCCAGTTCGTGGATCGGACGCAGATACCGCGGGTAGTCCTGAGACTCCACATCGAAGTTGTCGATGGTGATGACCCGCTTCACCCGTTCAGCGAAGAAACAGGTAGAGAGCCCAACGAACGCCCCCAACTCGATGATCGACTGAATCTCGTATGTGATGATCAGCCAGTCAAGGCGCTTGAAGTTCCCCTCCGACATGAACCCGACAACCTGCCGACCTCCGAACTCGGCAACATCAATCGTCATCGCGTGCTCTCCTTCTCATACGGTGAGAAGTCCGGCAGCAGCGCAGCGAGATACCGGTCGATGCCGCTCCGACGGAACGACGTTTCCTTCGATGACAGGAACCCGGTTGCTCTTGCGAGCCGGAGTTTCTTCCGTGACCTGACCTTCACATCCGTCGCTATCGGCCGATGGTCGCGGCCGTCGAAGTTCCCGCACATGGACCGCCACGACACCGGCACCCCAGGGTCCCAATGCAACGGGATCTGGGATTTGTGGATGTACATGGGAACGTGAACGTCGAACGACACTGGATCAGTGATTCCGGCTGCGTGGAGTGCGTCGCGGGTGTTCTTCAGGTACAAAGTCCACTCGTTCGGCGGTGGTTTCCGTCTGATCCTCGACTCCACATATGCGTTGAGTGATCTCGGCCGAGACAGGTTCGGGAGTCGGTCGTGCGGTCGGAGAATGTAGTAGTCGTCTTCGGTGTAGATGAACTCTTCGGACAAACCCTCAAGGGTGGCTAGAGACTTGAACTTGTCGGAGATGTTCCGCCACTTATCCGAGTCTTTGAATGGGACATGCTCGACGTTCTGCACCCAGTCTGGTTTGCCACCGATCAGCCACACAGTGTTGTGGTCGATGAACCGCAAAGAGCGCAACGCGTACTGAAGTTCAGGGCGGGCTACCCGCTCGCGGACAACGAACACCACGTCAGGGTTAGGCATAGTGCCCGCCACATCCGACGTAGACGTACTGCCCCTCATGACGAGTCCACCCGTAATGGCATGGCTGGCACGTTGAGTACTCGGGTGAAGGATGCTTCGGCACGTATGCCTTCCCACAAGTGTCACAGATTCTTCCCGGCTGGCATTCGCGTTTCGGAGTCAACTGATGACAGGCGTAGCACTCCACCTGCGGGGTTTCAACCCATACGGTCGCCCACGCCGGCAATCGCTTAGGCACGGACCTTGACGGCTACCGAATCGAGAACGTGGTCCTTCCATTCTTCCCGACTGTCAAACGGACCATCCTCAAACCAGCGCACCGAGTGCTCCCACTTCCCACACGCGCATGATCCAGTGGTCGTCTGCCATGTCCCGAAGTGCGCTCGTTCGCCTGTGTTGATGGTCTGTTCCCTGTACGCGTGACCATTCGTGACCGCCAATACCTTGAAGCTCATACCGCCCCTCTCACTCTTTCGATCAACAAGGTCGTGGACATCGAATGGTTCCGAGGCAGATACACCAACGCGATGTTCCTCTCCTCCAACCATCTCCCATCAATCCCCGACAACTCCAAATACGGTTTCCCGATCCAATCCGACCCGGCAGCCAGATAATCCGGCCCAACCTCACGGACTAGACCCTTGATCGACACCTCATCGCGTGCCGCCACCTCATATCCGGCCTGCTCCAGATTCCATTTCCGCTCCTCGAACGTGCAGTACGGAACCCGCTTGTAACCGGCCTGATACTCGTCTGTTCCCAACCCGACCACGACACGGCCGAGCCTGCGGGCCTGGTTGAGAACGTCGAGATGACCCCCGTGGAGGGCAACATCGAAACTGCCCAGCAGGAGAACGGTGCTGCCCTCCATCAGCGTCACTCAGGGGTTTGGAGCGTCCGGCCGAGGAAGTCGACTGTGGCAGTCGTGTTCCGGCCCAGATAGTCCTTCACCGGGTCAGTAGTCCCAGGATCGGCGTTCTGCAACGCACGGCCGATGTAATCATGAGTGTGGGTTGATGTAGCCATCTACTCCTCCTCGAAAATAGGTTCCAGGGCCTCGACCAGTTCAGCCTTCGTCTTCCCTTCAACGTCGATCCCCACGTCATACGCGAGATCCACGAGGTCGGCTTTGAGAAGCCTGGACAGTCCTGCTGTGGGCGGGTACGGGTCGGGACCGTCAAACGACGACGAGTCGTCTGGCGTCTCAACAGAGACCACCGGCTCCGGCTCCGGTTCTGGTGCTTGTGGATTTTCGATTGCGTCGATACGTGCCTGAGTAACGGCGGCATCGACGCCCGTCAGGTTCACAAGGTTGCGTTTCAACGCGTTGAGAAGAAGATCAGACACAGAAACCCTCCGTTAGTGGAGGGGGGCCACTACGACCCCCCTCCGGTTGATCAACTGGCGACTGCGAGCGGCACGATGCCACCGACGTCGATGGTCAGCGGAGTGAAATACCCCGCATAGGCGACCTGGACGCCGAGCACCGAAGGCTCGATCGCTTGCAGGTTCCCGACACGCCGCTCGAACACTTCGAGCGCAGCAGTCGAGAACAGGTACGCCTCGCCGGCTCCGATACCAGCGGACATCAACACCGGGATACCCGAGATCGATCCCATGACTCCCTGACCGAACGCACCGGCCGTGAACCCAGGCGACTGTGCGCTCTGCGGATTGACCGGGTTGAACAGCGGACCGAACTGGCCGAGAGTGTCCGCAGCCACCGCGATGGCAAGACGACCCTGCCCCTTCACAGCGGCGTACACGGTCGCAGCAGCCTCCCAAATGGCCGAAGCCAGATCGGTGGCGCTGCCCTCAATGTAGGTGACTGCCGAAGTGCTGGTCGCAAGAAGCTCGGCACCCGTCGCAGCTTCCGTCTGGATCGCGTACTGCGCGGCCAGATCGTTGATCACCAGATCGAGCACCTGCGGCTCCGAGAAGTCGATGTTCTGCCTTGACACGTTCACATAGCCGCCGTAGGTGACGGCTGTGGCGTCGAGACGAGTGATCAACATCTTCTGCGAATCCAGCTCGGCCTTCTCGTCGGAGGCTGCACCGGCAGAACCCTGCGTACCGACCGACGTGTGCTGTGTCACCTTCGGCCGATACCACTTCTGGGAAGTGATCGGCTGCGGGCCGATGAACGACACGACCGGACGTGCCGCGTCGATGAAGTTGATGACGCTGCCCTGGATCGGATCGGGGACAACACCGAGGTTGTCGGCGGTCTTCTGATGCGCCGCGGTCCGGTGGAACACTTCGAGCCGTTCCGCCGCGTCACGGGACCCCAGCGATGCTGCGTAGGTATCCGCGATATACGAACCGGCAGACCGGTACTCGACAGGACCGTTATCTGTCTCCCGGCGCATGTCCTGATAGGCACGCTGCAACTGCGAGGTTCGTTCACGGGCACGCCGGCCCGTCTCGATCGCCGAACCAAGCACTTCAAGCTGCTGCTCGGCGTTTTCGATCCGAGACCGCGCTTCGGTAATCAGTTGCAGTTCGTTCTCGGTCAGGTCGCGGTCTGCGTCCTGAGCGTTTGCGGTCGTCCCCTCAATGAAGGACTGCCGTTCGGAAATGTCCTTCTCCAAACGGTCCACCATCGCATCAGTCGAGTTGCGATCTCGCACTTCGATCTGGAGGAACTGGAGCCTCGTCGCGTACATGACATCGCCGAACAACGCGCCAAGGAACAGCACGAAGCGGCGGATAGAGTCCAAAATGAACATGAATCCCCCTAGGGGTGGTGAAGGGCGCGTCAAAGCGCCCCGAAAACGGTGGTTTGCGTGGCCCTCTCGGCCAGCGGGGCACCCGCTACGACCCGCCTCGTTCTGCGAGGCAACCTTGGTCTATCGGGGGTCGGTAGTGCCTGTGCGCCTGGGCTCTAGCCAGGCGAGAACCTCATCGAGGTTCGGGGTGACGAGCGGCGGCAACGTGGCCGCGTTGATAGGGGTGTCGTCGTCACGGACGGCGAGCACCAGCGCACCTTCGTACGCGGGTGCCTCGACGAATGCAATATGATCCAAAAAGGCTCGTTTGATACGCCTGAACGGCTTGTTCAGCACCTGATCGGAGCCTCGAACCCCGAAACCGGCCGAAACAGACAGCATGTCCTCGTCTGCGAGAGTCAACGTCTCGTCACCGAGCGGGGTCGGCGCGATACGCACCTCGGCGACCAGCCCCTCCTCGCGGGACGGGTGGAAGTTGATGACCTTGCCGACAGTCCGCGACTTGTCATGATCACGGTTCGCACGAACACGGTTAGGCCGTTTCTCGATGCCGTCGAACGCTCCCCGCTCAAACGACTCTTTCCACAGCTGTCCACGGTATTCGACGACCGCTTCCTGCTCGTATGGCACCGCGATCATCTCAATGACACGCTGCGCGAAGTTGACAGCCGAAACGAGGGCGTCACGGTATTCGAGGGGGGGACGGGGAGTGTCCGTCACGATAGGTCT